TCAACGCCAACGGTCGGGGTCGTATCGCTCCATATTTCATTAGCATCTATATCTGTGGCAGTAGATTGGGCAATCAGAGAGGCGGTATTACCGGCAACTCCTACTTCAACGGTCGCAGTTGCACCCGTAAGATCGGTGGTACATACACCAAAGATACGGACTAAAACATCGCCGACGACGGTAAAGAGGGTAAGCGGGTCGCTTGTTCCGCCATCATCGCCACGAGCGTTAGTGGTGCCTCCAGCAAATGCCGATGGCATATCCACCTCTACGTTAAAAGAATCGAGGGTAAAATGTGGTTGACCGTTTGCGTCTCTAAGCATGATAGCTCCAGTATAGCATTTTTTAATTATAAGCAATATAACCCAAAAGCCCACGGGGTCGATTCCATGGGCTTTATCATATTATACGCCTTTAAGTGTTATCGAACAGCGTACCGACAGCGACAACAGTACCGACTTCATCCGCACCAGCAATGTAATTGCGAGCTGCGTAGACTTTCGATGCAATCGGGATAGCCACATTAGCGGCAGCATCGGCCGTTTTCATGTCGTTATCAACGACATTGCCACTCGATGCAGTTCCAGTCGTGATTACGAGAACGCCAACCGACCCATCGGTCTGACCTGTTTGGACGAAGTTACCACGAACATCGAGTCCTAGAAAGTCCGCGGCCGCGCCGGTCAAAAGACCAGCCGCTGCAGCAGCATGGGATACATAGTTGTTATAGAACTTGAGATCGTTATGGGCTGCCGAGGTAATAGCTAATGCGAGTTGACCAGCATCCGCAGTACGCAGATAGTTACGTACCCACGTACAACCATCTGAAATATTGGCAGCACCGAGAGTGTAACAGTTAATGAAGTTGAATGTTGAAGTAGCAAAGAACTCAATATCGATATACTTTGTGTTCTTCGCCGCCGTCGCGTGCAGAACCGCAGTTACGACGTCACCAACGGCAGCTTCTAGGCGAAGATTTTGCAAGGTGCAATTCGACGCCGTTACGTTAATCCGAGAGCTGGTTGCAGCAAAGGTAAGAGTGGGCTTCATTGAACCCCTACCAAGACCGATAATTGTGATTCCAGCAACGTCAACGTTGGTACTGGTAGATGTAACGGCTTCAGTATGACCTGGTAGAAGGACGATCGTATCGCCATTATTCGCAGTACACGCATTAATTGCGCTCTCCAAAGTCGCTTTAGGGGCGGTTGGATTAGTTCCTTGGTTACTATCGGATGTGCCAGTTACCGTTGAGCCCACATAGAAGATATTGCCAAAGGTGAGCAATCCACCGGCGCCGATTATTTCATCGAGTCCGAGCTTGTTCCCATATTTAATTGCGGGAATATAGTCTTTTAATGCCATAATAGTTTCCTTTCTCTCCTGAATAGTCCGTTAGGACATGTTCTCGTCAAGAGGTTTGTTTGTTTCTTGGTTCAAAGGGCGAACCGTCGCACACTGGGCAGACCTGCGCCTCAGTTAATCCTTTAGATCGATCAAGGCCTGTATTGCCACAAGCCTCACAACCTCCAGGCTGTTCAACTTCGGGTTCTTTAGCCGTACTTTTCTTAGTTGACTTCTTGATAGGTTTTTCTTCTTCGTCTACCTCTAGATCTTCACCCAGAGTCACTTCTGAAGGTTCGTCATAGAAATCCACGGGTTCTAATTTAATCTTTTTCTTTTTAGCCATGATATATCCTTAGTCGATAGTGAGCGTCATAGGGTTATATTCTGTATCAACCCCAGCGATAATATCAGCGACACCAACAACCACTTCAGCCGAGGCACCTAATGCATCGGTACGGTCAACAACCGCACCAGCTGTCGCGCCTGAGCTAATCTGATCAGCACCGAGTGTTCGAGTTGTACCGGCTAAGACAGCCGCCACGCCACTTGATTGACACCAACCATAGTCACCAGCCGAGATGCTAATAAGTGGAACGCCTGCTGGACGATGCAATGAAGTGGCAACTTCGATCACATTCTTGCACCCGTTATGAACGAGCGTAACTTGCGAGTTAGCGGTCAAGGCTGTGCCGATAATCGGATCGAACAAGTCAAGCACAAAGGCAGTAGAAGCAACAATAGCTGGATGGCCACTGATCTTATACACTGCACCTTCGCCATCAACGTCGTTAACTGCCATGTAACCTTCTGAGTAGAGGTTAGCAGCCCCGGCCGTAGCACCAGGAGTAACAGTTATTTGCGTTGCATTCAAGGCAGCAGCAGCCACGGTAAGGTTAGCATGGTTGGCAATTGGCGCAGCAGCTTGTTGCAGTTTACCCTTGCTGATATTTGATGCACCGGCAACGATATAACGGAAGGTGCGACGGTCAGCTAAGCGAGCAACTGCACCCAAGTCCATGCTTGCATCGGCTTCAGTTCGCGTTTTAAACGGACTGAAGTCTACGATTTGAGCGGTAGATTCTAATTTCATAGTTTTATTCCTTTCTTCAGCGACTAGGCTGAGGTAATTCCAGTTAAACGACCTTGGCGTCGTGGTTGGAATGTAGTTGCGTTACCCATAACCACGAAGTCGGCAATCATACCCATCGAGTTGGTGGGCAGTCTCCAGCCGCTCCAGGAAAAGCCGGTAAAGTTACTCATTGGTTGCTCTTCATACAAACCTTCGACGGCTTCGGAGGTCATACCAATGGATTTGTAGTTCGTTACATCAGCGGGTTTCCAGCCATACCATTGAATCCAGTTTTCATTAAGGAAGAACAGGTTTTGAGCGGTTGCTTTTTCGTCGCGGACAATCGGCACGCCACGATAGCTCAAAGCCACAAATCCAGCCTGACCTTCCAAGCCAGCTTGACGTTGGACGCCAGTTCCACGCGCACCCACATAGAGTGGGCCGGTCATGGAGTAGGATTCGCGCACCGTTGGGTTCAAGAGGGTTTCGTACAAGTCCCATACGGTTTCATTTGATACACCGATGGTTGGGCTAGACAAATTCGATCCAGACGATACCGCGGAGTAAAGTGTCGCCATTTTACCAAGTGTCAAGGCACCACCTGAGGCGGTACGCGTTGCGTTCAAGACCGAGTAAGTCGTGCGAGATAACCCGCCGAGTGTGGTGACGTCAGTCCCGTCGTCAACAATCGCGCCAAGACCGATAAAGTCTTTGTTCGAGTTGCCAGTCCCAGTTCCATAAATAAGGGTGCCGACTAAGTTAGCCAATTCAATCGTTGACCATTCAACCGCTTCTTTTACCATGTCGGTAATTTGAGTTTGACCAACAGCGTTAGCTGTGGCATCAAATCCCGAGACAGCGATTGGATTACGTGCGCCACGCATATCATAGGAGATCTTTACTACGTTATCTTTGGCTGCGGCAGTGAAGGTATCTAACCCAGCGAACGATGTTGCTGTACCAGTAGATTCGTATACGATCGGTTTATCAATCGAAACTCCGGCCCCTTTCTTGGCTTTACTAAATAAACGTAAGGCCAATACATTGCTGTTCATAACGTTATCGACGGATTTAGGCAGTAACAGTTCCTGCGTAAATGCATTTACTCTGGCGCCAAATGTCATAGTAATCCTTTCTTTTTTTGCATACAAACAGCCAATCGTCTCGACCCTAGTCATATATAAAAAGAGCCGAAACTAATCGGCTCTTTGGCGTTATTTCCTATAGTATTACATGCTATTTAAAATCTTGCAAATTCTTTATCATGTTTTAATATTTCTTCACGATAGAATGATATTGCGTCCTCAATATTCTCAAAGCCCCTATCAAACAGAGGCTCACCATTTCTTTTTGATCGCGCGCGCCATTTTCTCCATCGGCTATCCCATTGTATGCCCTTATGCCCCGTCTTATTGTTTTTATGCTTACCACGATTGGCAATATTTTCTACATGAGTGCATAATCGTAAATTCTCTCGTCTATTATCAAGGCGATCGCCGTTTATATGATCACATTCTTCTCCAAGAAATGCCTTAAGTATGGCCCGATGCATATAGATAACTTTATTATCTATACGTCCCATGGCATAGCCATTAATATAGTACCATTGATATTTTTTTAACCAATCGTAATAACGGTTATCTACAATTGTTTCTTTTCCATTAGTTAACTTTATAACTTTCATCAAAAGCCATAGTTCTTACCGTACTTTTCTACTAAGAAGTCAAAGTCTCCCTTTCGTATCTCCTGCGGGCTAGGACGGTTACCTGTAGTCACTGAGGTACGATTAGAACTTGATCGAACTGGTACGTCCGCGCCTGGCATAGGAGGATTCGAACGAACAAACTGCTTAACTCTAGGATCATAAGTAATCCCGGATTCATTCATGGCTTTGCGATAAGAATCTACCCCTTTAATGTCTGTTGATCCTAGATGAGCCGCTAATCCAAATAGCTCAGCTCGCGCTTTACGGCCTGGGTCTTCAGGGTTATTTATATCGACGACCTCAGGTAGACGGCCTGCTTTGACTAATTCTGATTCCTGCTGGTTCAAGTACGTCTCTAATTGCTGGTCGCGAGCTTGGCGTTCGTCTTCAACCTGCTTATATTGGGCTTTTTCCTCTTCAATCACTTGGCGGGCCGCTTCTCTGGCTTTCTCCTCGGCCACCTTGGGGAAATCATCCCAGCTCGTAGGCGTCCAAGCTTCAGGTTTTGGTTCTTCTTTGGGCGCAAGCTTTCCTTCAGTCTCATCTTGACGGGCTACAATCTGCTGTAAGGCTGAGCCGATCTGCATAAAGGCCGATCTGACTTCGGTTTGAAACGGATCAGGTTGCGGTGGTTTTTCCTCGGCTTTTGGCTCCGGGTTAACTGGGGCTAATGGATCACTCTCAAGGGCGGGTAAGTTCTCTATACCATTTTCTGGCGTCATATTATTCTCCTTTCAGGATTTTTAATATCTTTCAGCTTTCTCTTTAATCTTATCTTTCATGTCATTTTGGTTAGGTTTGTCAATAGATTTGGCGGTGAGGATTTTAAACCGACCGCGGATCGGGGCATTGTCTTCAAATTCATTGCGCCCGATCTCCATTTGTTCAACTTCGAGCATAATCGTATATTTATGACCGATGCGCCAGTGCTTGATCTCGGGCAAAAGAGTCGTATCGATTGAAACCGTCGGCTGGGGCTTAATTGACGATAGAGAATTAGTAGGTGTGTTTTTCATGCGTATTTCTCGGCTCGCTTACGAATGGCCTCGCGTTTGGCTTTTTCAGGATCAGGGATATTGGCCCCTGCCTGGCGCGCTTCACTTAAAGCAATGGCGATCTTCTGTTTGCGTGCCATACCTGGTTTTTCCTTATTGAGGAAATGCATATTTTTACCGACGTCTTTTGAGTGAGGCATGATAGTTTTAATTATACACTAATTATTTTCTCATAATACTGATGCCAAGTCTTGTGGCGACGCTGGAGGCATTGCGGGAACTCCTGCCATATCTGGGCCTAGTTGTTCAGGCGAGACAGGCTGTTCTGGCGGAGTCTGCATTGCTGGCTGAGGGATGCCCACCTTCTCGCGATAGGTAGCAAAACCATCTCCAGTATCGCCTTGTCCCATGGTAAACGCAAGCATCCGCTCAGTTCGTTCTTTGGGGTTAGGGGCGTCCATATCCTCATACAGCGTCATCGGATCAATGGCTTTTTGAGATTCTAATTGTAAGGCAAGGTTCTGGCGCATTTGTTTATCAACACTCGACGCCCGTACATCAACCTCTACTCCGTCGTCAATGTCGTCGCGCGAGAGGGCTAAGAACGTCACTTCCCCGTCTTTGCCCAAGCGCTTGATATAGTGCGGTTCTTTATAAAACAATTTCATAAGCTGCAATGACCAATTGGCCATTTCGTAGATAATCCGTTCCACTACGACTGACACAATATCGTCAGAATCAACTAAGTCGCCTTCTCGGGTAATCTGCTTTGAGACGCCAGATTCATTAGGGACAGCTTGTCCTCGAGTCGTAGCCTGGGTTGAGAACAGGGCATCAAGTTCGCTCCGATTACCGATCAAGTCCTGATAGAGAATCGGATTAGGTGGGGCGGCGGAAAAGGCTTGAACGGCTTTGTTAATATCGTCGGCTTGGTCAAGCCAGATATGCTCATTTGGATCGTGGGTAATTCGGCGTGCTTCTTCTTTCGTAATATACTGTCCAGCAAACGCTAGCTTAGGAACGGCAGCATCGTTAATTTCGGTAATCTGACGACCGCGTTTATTGATCGTTCGCTGTAATGGAATGCCTTGTTCAACAGTCGTGGTGTCGCTAAATGGCCCATGGCGTAAATTTCTATAGGATATAAGGATGTAGGGATGTGAGGGTTTTTCTAAATGATTACGGTAGAATGTCTGAACATTTAATCCACCAGTTTCGTCTTGCACCACTTTCTCGTAGCCATCCCAGTCCCAGTAAGGGTTCTTTTTAATTCCCATTACCACGCTCTGATAAATCCATCCGACTCCTTTATAGACTTGTCCGTCAGTTGAATACCAGGTAAACCATATTTCTTTGTAGCGAATCTTGGTCATTTGGTGGCGTTTCTTGCCTTCAGGTGTACTACCCACCGCTTGGATGATTTCTTTTTCTTTCTCAGGGAAGGTGTCTAATACCACGGCTAAGGGTTCTTCGATCCACTCGGCGATAAACTCCAGGTTTTCCGCTGTAAAGCCTTCATGAGGAATGTTACCGGTATGATCGAGAATTAAGCGTTCGGGTCGGACTAATCCATAGCAAAAGTCGCCATTCTCGCCTTTGTTTTTATCCCACCAGAACTTAATCGCACCGATAAAGTCTAATTCCTCGTCGCGCAATCCGTCTTTGACCATGCGTTTGGTGGTTTCTTTATTGAGCTTGCCATCTAAAAAGCGCTCTATTTGACGAGCTGATTCGCGCTTGTCCGGAGTATCATTGGGCGGAGTGGCGATAATATCTGGCATCCTGCCAGCAGCTAAAGAGATTCTCTTTTCAGTATTACGAAAGATCAAGTTGTCGACATAAGGAACTTGCCAGCTATAAAAATCACTTTCGTCAAAATGTTTACCTAACCAAAAGTTATTATTGCGAATGCGACGCTCATCAAGGTTTAATTTATCAGTCTGGTGTTTCTTTGACTCACTAATCTTTTGCTCGACAATTTGTAAAAATTCCAACTCATCAATCGGGAGGGATAACGGTGGCGAATTAACGACAATTTCCTCTTGGCGTTGAGTTGTTACATCCTGCTCGGGGAATAAATCGGGAGTCATCGGCAGATCCAATATTTAGTTTGACAACGGTCATAACGCATAGTGCCACTTTTCTTTTTGATATTTATTATTTGCTGTTCGTGATAGGTTAATTCGTCTTGGTAAATATTGGTTAAAGGCGTATATCTCTCGACTGAGCCACGACAGAGATGGACCGAGGTGTTGCGTAAAAATTCTTGATCGCCATCTTCTTGGTAGGCCTTGCCTGGAATAATTTTATCGACCTGGCCATAGTGTTCAAACACGATCTTGCCACAAACCGAACAATGAAATTCTTTGAGCTTGCCGTCGTCAGTTTCGTCAAGCCAAATCGTGATATGGGAGGGTTGTTTAATATCGGCAATGGGCGGCTTCATAGGTATATCGTAACATAATTTGCGACTGAGCGAGAATCTGTTTAATTTGTTACTTTATAGTCTGCAGTCGTCGATGTTAGGCCCCTGTTATTAGCATTCGAACACATAGACGCGTACCAATACGGACGGACAGGCCATGTTTCTACATAGCGATAGCGTTCTATAATAGGCCAATAGTTAATAGTTGGTTGCTTCTTAGCAAGTTCATTGACTAAATCCGTCAGCGCGGCGAGTTGAGTCTTTATTTCATCAAGCTCGTTTGTCTCGACCTTTATCTCTTTATTCTCACGTACCACCATTTCGCGTGCTTCCTGTTTGGTAATGATACCTTGTTCAACGAGCTTAGCTACATCACCACCCGAGGGGAGTTCTTTGAAATTCCATTTGAGCTTTGTCATACTTCATCCTTTCTTCATCATCAGCTCAGTCGCACTAAAAGTATATCACTTTTTAAATTCGGGTTGGCTAATCTTGCGCTGATCCATGGCTTGTTTCTGAGCCTCTAGGAAATCAGGAGCTAAATAATTACCGTCAGAATCCATAGCAAGCGTTGGGACTGTCGAAACTTTCGCTTTCGGACGGGGCGTCACCGGCCCTGAAATGCCGGATTTAAGACGCAGGGTTAATAAGCCAATTCTAAGGGCATCCTCAGCATGATCCTCGGACTTGTCGTCCCAATATTCAACTTCATTCTCGGAGTATACTAAGTCGGGCAATGTTCTTATTAGATTAACACAACGCGGGTGAATATATAATCCTGGTCTACCATCTGACTGTAAGTTAAGCCATTGGTGCATAAGAGCTAAACCACCAATTCTTGATCCTTTCCTAAGACTTGGCGCGGCGATAATGTAAGTCTTAATGATCGACTTAAACGTCTCAGCAATGGTCTGTTCGCCTCGGGTAGTCGAGAAGCAGTCGTGAGGTAGCGTCATAAACTCGGCTTTATCCAGTTTATTATATAACTGTATTTCCTCCGCCCATTCCTTGGGGTCTTTACCGGCTTGGTAAATCTCTCTATAGACCCAGGCGCGCCGGATACCTAGTTTGTTTATTGGGGAGACCGCAATCCAGAGCGCACAGCCTGGTTTGCCATACCCCCAGTCATAGGTTATGAAACGCTGGCATTGATTCAATGGATAATCAAACTCGCTCGAGACATGGATGCTCTGGTCAAACTCAGTGAATATCTGACCTTTAAAAATAGACCAATTACCCTCCAGCATAGCCTGGCGCATCTTTGGTGGTAGCGAATTAAGCGTATCCCAATATGATTTCGGAAGATTTGGATTTTCGCCCGCTCTGGCTGGTATAAATATAAACGAGTCGGGGTTTAAGTTACTATCATCACCGGTAAAGTCCCGATCAATCCATAATTTCTTCACCCAGCCATGACCTTTCGATCCTGGGTTGCTGGCCGCCATAAAGGGTGAGTGTTCAATCCCTGGCCAGCGTTTCCGAAATCGTAAGTCGTCAAAGGTCTGTCGATCATTCTTGGTGATCTCATCCACGCCAATGGCCGCAAACTCTGAGGAGGCATACTTTGCTGGGTCATCAAGATTACGTAGGGCAATCACCCCGCCACCATATTCCGGCCGGATATGATAGGCCATGCCTTCTGTTTTTGAATCTCTTAATCCGCCCAACCATGACGGAAACTCGCGCTCAATTCTGGTTATTTGACGATCCTTCAATGTAGGGTAATCTTCGCAGAACAACCCAACACGCACGTCTTTGAGTCCATACATCTGAAACCAATCCACTAACAGCTCCACCATGCCCCAGCGTAAAACATAACTCTTGCCCGGGCCCGCGGCACCTCCAAAAAAGACATATTCAAATAAATGAATCGCATTGAGATACTTCTCCTGTGACGGCAGGGGTTTAATCAGATCGCGTCGGAGGTGGAGTATCTGGCGTTCTTGATCCATCTTTATCGACTACCAATACTGGTAGTGCGCCTTCATGTTTATGCTTACTCACTTCGCCAAATTCATCAGAGAAGTTACGCTCCAGCCACCAGGCACCAGCTGTCCAGACTTTAGGCATGGCATTAAATATAGATAATATCGCTGTCTCTTTGCCAGTTTGTTTCGACACCATTTCGGCGTTTTTAATGCGCTCCACAAACTCAGGCTTATTTTCCATCCAATTACAAAATGTTTCATATGAAATACCAGCCGATTTACAGGCATTTATACGGCCCGATAGATTCTTTATTTCCGATTCTATCGCGGAGATAACATCTTCGTTGTATTTAGACCGATAAGCATCGGTTCTCATAATTTCACTGCCTTTTCCCCCGTTAGTTTTTCCCATCTTTTAATCCCGACGTCGACAAACTTGGGATCGAGCTCTATTGCCCGGCACCTGCGATGCAATAGCTCGCACCCGATCAGAGTCGAAGCACTACCGCTAAACGCATCTATTACTATATCACCTGGCTCTGAGCTTTTCTTTATCCCCCGTTCGGCGAGCCGAACGGGTTTTTGCGTCGGATGAATGTAGGTATTCACACTGTCCTTGCGTTCATACCAGACATCCAACATTTCATTAAAATCCGTAAAGTCGACGTTAAACACGTCTTTTAAATCATTGATTGCATTATTGGTAAAATGGGTCTGGCCTTCTTTCCAGCCAAACATACAGGGTTCGTAAATCCGGTGGTAGTCTTGGCCGCGAGAAAATACCATATTATTCTTGAGCCATATAATAACCTGACTCATCTTGTATCCGGCAGCACTAAAGGCGTTGTAGTTTAGGGTGTAATTTGAATTAGCAAACCACCAGTAGATCGGCGCATCATCAGTGGTTATGGTCTTTAGGCATTCTAAGACTTTGGTATAAAACACCTGTGCATCAACATCGGTCTTATTGTCGTTAAATCGTGTTTCACTCGATCCCCCATACTTCGCCGAATCATACGAAAAACCGGATGGACTAACATAGTCAACGTTATATGGCGGATCGGTAAACACCAACCGTCCCTTTTCACCTTGCATTAGTTTTTGCCAGTGTTCGGGGTTGGCTGAGTCACCATTCATGAGTCTATGGTCGCCTAGTTGGTAAACGTCGCCCAGAACCGATACTGGAGTCACGATAGCGTCGTATTCGGCCTCAGCATCAAAGTCATCCTCGTTGGTTGGGCGGAACTTATCTATAATCTCACTGACCGAGTGTAACTTACCTAGATTGACGGCATAGTGTTTCAGCTGTTCTTCTACGTGAGCGGCAATCTCAGCCAATTTATCTTGTTCGTAGTAGCCTTTGTTGTCATTGTCACTGATGGCATATTTCAGTTTTAATTCTTCGGTCGGCGCGTCTACTATTGAGACATACAGTTCGGTAAATCCTAAATCTTTATAAGCTCGCGTGCGCATATTGCCACCTAAAACAACACCATCTTCGGTTACGACTAATGGCTTGTAAACCTTGAGTTCTTTAATCTGGTGTTTCAGGTCTTCAAAGTCGACCTTCTCAATACCACGAGGATTTAGTTCCCAGTTCTTTAATTTTTCGATTGGCCATAATTCAAGACGCATTTCATCTTTCATGCCTTATTGTTCTCTAAAGATTGCGGTTGTTACTTCTTCGGTTGTATTTGGTTCGCGCACAAACTCTCTATCCTTCTTAGCCGGATCAATCACTTCGATACGACTAATCTGGGCCATTTTATGTAACACTTTTGGCGCAAAATAAAGACTGCCTCGATGAAACTTCTCCTCGGGTATTTCAACTTCTTTAACAAACCCTTCTTTATCAATGAGTTGAGCTATGTATTTCATTATCTCGCTCCTTGGCTATGGCGTCTCGAATAGCTTCCCAAACCGGACGCCACCACGCCTCATGTTCAGTCTTACTAAATAGGTTGGGATAAACGGCGGCGACTATATCACCGTCTTTTTCGCGTACTTTAATCGTTGCACCATTCTCCATGTGATAATCCAACCATTCTTTTTCGGTTCTAAATGCCTTCATGCGCCCACCTTAAATAATAAATGCGACGTGGCTTCTCTGAGTTTGGCATCGTCACCAACCTCAGCATCAATCTGTTGAATCAATACGCCTTGGGCAATAGGAAAGCCCACTTGTTGATGATAGAGACGTGCCAGACTCGTTATTTTATTTATTCTGTTTATTCTTTCGAGAAGCGTTTTTGATGTCATAGCTTCCTTCCCTCGGTTTTACCGATTATTTCTTTCTGTTTTGTGACTACATCACCCTGACCAAATTGCACCATTTTATCCAGCTTGGCTTCGTGTTTCACCTTGTCCTCTTTGAGCTTTGTAACTTTTTTCTTGAGTCCAGGCAAATGGTCGAGGTCGCTTTCATTATAGTACACATCGGCCGAGTCAGCGTTACGCTTTACCCAGTCCTCATTGGGCTTGACTTGTTTGGAGTGTTTGTCGTAAGCCCAAGGGTTAATAGTATCGCCTTCGTGTTTGAGCATATCGTGCCGAGAGCGTTGGCGAATAAGTATCTTGTGAATGTTGACTGCACCGCCGGTAATAGAGAACGAACCGCAATTTTCGCAAGTCTCGAATCCATAATTTACCTTTATACGATAGCATTGTTTTTTGCAGGTCGAGCATATCATGTTATTTCCATATGTGATTTAATCCACTCGGAATAAAATTTATGTTCTTCGGCCCACTTTTGAATCTCTCTCATAAATGACTCTGTTAATTCTGGTTTTCTATCCGGATGAGCAATTAACCACATCTTCAATATTTGACCGGTTGTCATAGAAAATCCTTTGATCCTTGGATTTGATCGGCACTTGGTAACTCCCCGATGTCTGATGTTAGGTTGCGTTGAGCGTCTGTAATCGTCTTCGTCTGTTCCTCTTTAATGTCATTTGGTGATATGGCTCGCACTGGCCCGGAGGTAGGGACTTTTCGTGGCGGAGTGAATAATTTATTCTCGACTGATTTCACCATAAAGGCTAATTCGTTTTTGCCGATTTTATAGCCAATAAAGCCACCGAGAAATATGAGGATAATCGAATAAATGGAACCAAGGAAGAATATCATGAGTCGTATACCAGTTTAGGTTTATATTGCCACACCAGAAGGGTTTTCTTGCCACATTTGCCACACACCAGCACTTGATCTCTCGGCTGTTTAATCTCGATGCTCATGCAACCACAGACTAATTTCACCAAATGAAACTTTTGTTTCTTCTCCGGCTTAAACGCCAGCTCTATTTCTTCGTTAGTCGACTTGCGATGTTTTTGTGCCATAACGTTCTCTCCAAGTTTTCTTTTGCCGATCTATAGACAATTGTGTTCTCTTTTTACCCTTCCAATATGTCAGGGGTATGTTACCAAGCGATATTTCGTGACTGAAATGTTGTGAGTGATTATCGAATAGCTGTAAGTTATTTAAGCGATTATCGTCTTTAACGCCATTAATATGATGTACTACTTCTTTCCGTTCTAAGTAACGGCCAAGACTTTTTTCAACTACCAGGCGATGCTCCATGACACAACCATCTTTATTCCTATTAGGGTGATCTGGACAATAGATTAATACATAGCCCTTTATCTTGGTTTTACCACCTCGCCATTTTGGATTGCCACTACCTATATATACCTTAGAACGACAAGCTAGACTACAATATTTACCATAACCCTTTCTAACTACATTGGGTTTAACGAAAAACTCAGATTCACATATTCTACATATCCTTTGTATCTTTGGCATTATCTTCCTTGTTAATTATTAACACCTGAGTTGTTGTAAGGATTATGGCCGCAGACGCAGCGTTTTGTAACGCACATCTTAATACCCGTGCTGGGTCTATTATACCATGATTTACCAGGTCTTTCAATTCCCCATCAATAACATCAATACCGACATTCTTTAGCTCTTTATTCTCCTCCAACTTGGCCATCATTTTCCCTGGGTTATAGCCCGAGTTTTCCATTAAACGTTCAAACGGGAACCGAAGCGCAGACTCAACGATCCGCCATCCCACAAATTCCTCATCATTCTTAACCTCCATTTCCAATAAATTACTTTTTTCAGGTATAAGTTCATCGGCAATTCGATATAATGTCGTCTCTCCGCCAGGAACGATACCTTCGTCAATGGCCGCCTTTGTCGCTGAGATGGCATCTATAACGCGTTCTTTGAGTTCCCTAAGTTCTACGTCGGAATTAGCCCCAACGTTCACCACCGCGATTCCTGAGGTCAGTTTGGCTAACCGTTCCTGGATACTCTCTTTGTCAAACGCAGATAGATCGGGATTGTCTAGTTGGGTTTTAAGCAATTTTATTCGTTTGGTTAAGTTTTGCTCGTTATTGGTACCTCCAGCAATCAGAGTAGAGTCCTTAGTCACTGTCACACCATGAGACCGGCCAAGTTCCTTTAGGGTCACATCTTTCCAGGCAGTGCCACCATTCTTTGAAATAAATGTACCGCCAGTTAACACGGCTATATCTTCGAGCATATCAGTTTGTTTATCACCATGGCCTGGACACTGCACCACGACAACCTGTAATCCGCCACGAACTTTATTAGCAATCAACGTTGGTAACGCGTCGCCATCAACCTTTTCAGCTATAATCAGTAATGCGTTATTCTCTTTGTCTGGATTGGCGGCGAAGTTGTCATTGATGAATGGTACAAACTCATGAATATTTGAGATGGTTTTGTCGGTAATGAGGATATAAGGGTTCTCAAGTTTGGCCTCCATCAGCTCTGGATTAGTCACAAAATGCGGACTGACCCAACCTTTATCAAACTCCATGCCTTCTTTGTATTCAACACTCATCGAGGTGCCTTTTGATTCTTCAACCGTAATGACGCAATCTTTTCCTAGCTTCTTAATCGCTCCGGCAATCAATCCGCCTATTTCTGGGTTTTGAGCTGAGATCGAGGCGATCTGTTCTACTTCTTCGTCAGTCTTAATCGGTTTAGAGACTTCGGCTAACTTTTCCACAACCTTTTCGACGGCCTTGTTAATACCGCGACGTAATATCATTGCGTTAGCCCCGGCAGCTACGTTTTTCCAGGTTTCTTTAGCAATAGCATAACAAATACAACAGGCGAGAGTAGTACCATCCCCAACTTCTGAGTTAGTTCGTTCTGATGCCTGTAATATAAGTTCTGCGCCTATATTGGCAAACGGGTCTTCTAGTGGAGATACTTCCCTCGAGATTGTTACCCCGTCTTGACAAACCAGGGCGTGTCCATATTCTCTTGCAATAGCGGTATTCGACCCCCTAGGGCCCAGACTAGAGCTTACGGCTCGATAAACAATTTCAATGCCATTGAGAAGTTTATCTCGAGCGTCTTGATTGAATAAAAGATGTTTAACCATTATCTTTCTCCTTGATGTAGTGATCTATATTCGGTTTTGGTACCAGCAAAAAGCATTGTTAGTCCTCCTCCACTAAAAGTAAGTCACTAAAATGGACTGCTTTGTATGTTTCGCCTTGATAGTTGTAATCATAGGACTGATATTGCTTGTACCCGACAATATCGCCATGATCTACTGGAGAATCCATAACATTATCGTTGGCATCTCGATATTCATCTCCAATAGCAATCACCTCGCCTTTGCCGCCTTGGCCTTTAGCCTCCTTAGCCAGAGTAATAGCAAGATCGTCTTCTTTGTTCTTGAGAATCACATATCCAGGTAGGGCTTTTAAGGCCATAGTACCTCCTTGCGTAAAGCAGTTTTTGTTAGTGGTTCCACTATAGCATAATTATAATGTTTTATCTTCGATGAGTTTCTGTTTTACTTTTTTAAATTCTTCATAACCCTCTCCTCCTTTAACCTCCTCTTCTCTACTCTTTTCTATTCTATTCTCATCTATTCTATACTGGGATACATTTTGTATACATTCTGTATCCAAGCGATAGATACCCTTGTCAACCATAAGTTTAGAGAGTTCTTCTTGGTATAGAGTATCTTTTAGTCTATCATTCTGAAGGTAATTATTACGTTTGAAATGCCGTATTACTATAACTCCACTATCGAATGGTATGACAAACTGTTTAGCAATTAATACTTTTAGATCATCATCACTTGCACCCGTCATTCGCATAATCCGCTTCGGTTGAATAAAACCATGATCATCGGACTGTATTCCCAGATGGAAATAAAGAGCCTGCGATCCTTGTCCCATATCCAAAAAATCATCTGTTTCAACAATATCTTTTGCAAACATTCTTCTATTTGCCATAAATCTCCTTTTTATTTATTATTTTCATTTCGTGTCCTTTAATAATTCCGGATTTTCAAAATAATTGCCTATAACAATGCTATAACTAAAGCAATTATCAATCTCCATAACCGGCCGACTACCATCATAGCTTCTCATTTGCCATTCAATGCGGAATGAAGCGCCATACCAGAAAACAACCCCTAGTTGCTCTTTTTCATCTCTTAGAATATCTCCCTCGTAGATCTCTTTTGAATTGCGGTCGAGAAGACCTGTGAACTGCATTAAAACTATATTATCCGGTTCAAAGTCTCTAGTATTACTCTCAAGTGACAAATAGTCGCCATGATCTATCTCTCCGTCGGTAAACGAATAATCTAGTTCTTCTGATCGCCTAATACTCTCCATACGCACTGGAGCCATGACTTTTTTATTTTCATCCCAAATTCTAAACTTAACTTGTCGATTCATATTTTTCATTGTATTTGATGCCTTTTTTTCGCACCCCAATGCTTTGCGTCTGATTGACGACGAAATACAAAGAGTAAGTATTCATGCAAGAACTCGGCGTTAAGTTTATCTTGGTTACTTAGGGCAAGTTGTTCATCTAAAGTCGCTCCGGCGTCCTTACGTTCTATTTGTCGTACGTCAAAATACTCGATAGCCAGTTGATACAGTCGCTTCATTGATGGGTTTTTCATGCCTTTTCCTCATACTTTTTTAATATCTGTCGCACTCGCTCTTTGGTTCGATCTATTTTCTTGGCTATTTCTTCTAACGTCATCCCCATTTGACGCATATTCAATACATATTGCCACCGCTCCTTCGATTCCTCGTGATCTTTCCGTCTTTTGGTTTGGAGTTCTTTTTGGTTCATAGCCCTATATTATCACAGTGAAAGGCTCTTGACAATAGCTCTTGTTTGGTGTATTATTGGTTCATAGGCTGAATCGTCGGCGGCGGTGTCCCTCCCCGATTCGGCTTATAACCCCGCGCAAGCGAGGCACCCCGCACGTAACACATTATCCGCTTCCTACCTCCAATGGAGACGCTTAGTGCGAAAGAAGTAGATCGGTGAGGTTACGCGCAAACACCCTGTTTTGGCAGGAGACTATAAAAAAGTTTTGGGGCGGGGAGGGGTAAGGTCAGCCAAAACTACCTTATCCCTCTCTGTCAAAAGAAAGAGGTAACTATGGAAAGAACCGTTGGTTTGTTAGTAGCACTAGCGATTCTGTTTGCTGGAGTAGTGGTTATAATGTGGGTAGCCGAGCATAGCCAGAACGCAATCGATTACAATCGCCATATGTGCCGAGTGTACGGCTATAAAGTGGACTGCCGCACACCATTAGACCCAGGACAGGAGCTGCAATGAAAGACTTAGCTATCCTCCTGGAGGAACACGACAATGCCAAACAATCGCAACAATACCAAAAAGCCGAGTTATATCTCAATAAACTCTTAGAGGCGATTCGAGACCCCAAGCGACAGAAACTAGCCATAAAGGAAATTAAGGAAGATACGAGTAAGGTTACTTTGCGCCATCGTAAAATACATTCTGGCAATCAAGACGCAAGTCTTCATCCCGATCATCCGTTTAATGAATTTTGGGGAAAATAATTATGGACAATAAATTAAATATCTGTCAGAGAATCAATGCTGTTATGGGAGAAGTTAAGCACGTAGGCAAGGAGAAAAGCCAAGGAATGCAATACGCCACAGTTTCGCACGATTCTGTCACCGCTGTTTTACATGACTCTATCGTCAAGCACGGCATTGCTTACTACCCCCAATCCTTAGCAGCAGAACAGGACGGCAACCGTACGCAAGTGATGGTGACGGTTCGGTTTGTCAATATCGACGACCCTAAAGACTTTATCGATGTCCCAAGCTTGGGCTACGGCATCGACCAGCAAGATAAGGGTCCCGGCAAGGCCATCTCGTACGCCGTCAAATACGCTTTACTAAAAACGTTTGGCCTCAATACGGGGGACGATCCAGATAATGACCAAAATGTCGTCCATGAGCCTTCTGGTGCCACGCCAGCTCAACTCAAAGCCATTGGTGCGATTATGCGCCAGCGAGATATAGACGTAGACGAGGTGATCGAACAGTATGGCAAAAACCCCAAAGAAATGACCATGAGTGAAGCGTCCCGCGTTATCAAGGAGATCGGGTCAACTAAGAAACCGTGGGAGGACGACGAACGCTTTAATAAGCCGGTAGAGCCAGCAGTCAGTTTGGAAGAGATTAATGAAGTGATACCATTAGAAGAAGAAACCAAATAAAGGAGTCTATTATGAAAAACAATCTAGTGAGGCACGGCGATGTTTCGTTAGTTCCGGTCAAGCTCCCTAAAGGAGCAGGGAAGGGTAAAGAAGTTAGCGAGTTAGTGATTGCGTTCGGAGAACAGACCGGACATAATCATACACTCGTCGCCGAGCCGGGGGCCCGTTATAAGGTGGTAGAGGCTAACGGCGAGAGATACTTTGTGTTGAACAAGACAGCCACCTTGACACACCCAGAACATAAAACAATCACCGTCTTTCCTGGCATGTACGTCCAGGGACAGGAGCGAGAAAAGGACTGGTTCAGCTTAAGCGTTCGGAAGGTCATAGACTGATGAAAAAGATAGAAGAACTTACCCCTGCTCAGACTGCTCGCTTTGGCGAGTTCATAGAGAAATGGACGAAAATCGGGCTCTCTACTGAAAAGGCTAATCGTCCCGAAGCCGAGGCGGCTATTATCGAAATGTATAAAATCGCCGGACTGAAAGCTCCAAAAATAGTTTGGTGTACCTCCCCCACTTCGCAGGGCATAACGCGCTCAATCGTCCTAAAGCTTGAAGCGGATGGCCAATTAAAGAAACTAGCAAAGCCTGGGGCTAGTGTCAGGGATAGTGTCAGGGCTAGTGTCAGGGCTAGTGTCGGGGCTAGTGTCTGGGCTAGTGTCGGGGATAGTGTCAGGGCTAGTGTCAGGGATAGTGTCGGGGCTAGTGTCTGGGCTAGTGTCTGGGCTAGTGTCAGGGATAGTGTCAGGGATAGTGTCAGGGATAGTGTCGGGGCTAGTGTCTGGGCTAGTGTCGGGGCTAGTGTCGGGGCTAGTGTCTGGGCTAGTGTCGGGGATAGTGTCAGGGATAGTGTCAGGGATAGTGTCAGGGATAGTGTCAGGGATAGTGTCAGGGATAGTGTCGGGGCTAGTGTCTGGGATAGTGGATATGGACAACACGACGCTAACTGGCTCGCCTTCTACGACTTCTTTTCTGAGGTTTGTGGGCTAAAAGAGGAAACGGGTAAGCTATCAGGGCTATGGAAACAGGCGCAAAATGCTGGCTGGTTCTTGCCTCACGAGAATATCTGCTGGGTATCCGAGCGGCATAACACGCTTCACTGTAATACATTAGGGCAACTTCATAATACCGAGGGTATGGCACTTACCTATCCAGACGGTTGGGGAGTCTATGCCCTTAATGGCGTAAGATTCCCTGAAGATTTATTCAAAAAAGTAACATCAGGCTTGATGCCTTTCCAAGATATTCTGGCGATTGAAGACATTGACCAGCGAACTCAGGCTATGCGGTTCGGCGATGTCAATCAGTTCTTGAAGCATGTTAAGGCCAAACAGCTCGATACTTACACCAAAAAGACACCCGAAGGCAAGAATATAAACTATGCTTTACATTTGATCCCGAAGGGTGAGGTGTTTACCCGGGACGCTTACTACGCAGTATACGATGACCCCTCCACCGGCAAGCTCTATATGTCGGGCGTGGAGCCATGCCGAACTATTTCTGAGGCCATGGCTTGGAAGATGTCGAGCGATATTTGGGCGGTAGCGCCAAAGCAGTGGGAGGCTCTCGTTCCATTAGTGAGTGAATCATGAAACTCTGGCTCATAATCCAACGGTTATTAGGGTGGATTACTCCCGAGGAGTATCGTCAAGCGATGTGGGAGCTAAGAAAATGAAAACACAATGCAAGAACTGTAATGCTACTTGCGTAGTAAAGAAGGGGACAGAAGTACTCTGGTGTTATAACTGTGAGACTCAGCCCGTTTCCTACGG